ACATATCCATTCCATTTACTGTAACTTTTGTTACCGACATATTATAATTCCTCCCTGCTAAACATCCGTTGCAGAAGAAAACAAATCCAATGTCTTCAGTTTGGCATATGCATCTGCTGGACTTGCTCCATCATCAACTGCATAATCAAATTTAAATTTATCTACAGCAGGAGCTATTAATCTTGCTGGACTTGTAGCACCACGAGCATCTGCATCTTTATATACAGCTACATCTACCATCATAAACCAATCTGATGCATCATCCTTTTTGCATACTCGACAATCCGTTACACGAACATATCCATTTGTATGTTCGATTCCTCCCGGCAAAGGTATGTTCATTTGTAAAGCCATTCTTTTTCTCCTTTAAACTGGCAATGCTGGAAGATGTTTACTTTCCAGACGTTCATTTAATTTACTAGCAAATCCCGGCAACAGTTCTTCTGCAACTTCTTTCAAGGTTTCAAACATCAACCGTTGCTGCCAAATAGCACCATTATGTAATCGTTGAAGCTGTGTTGAATTTATCATCGGTTCACCCAAAACAGGTGGATTACTTGGGTCTGATGCTGGTGATCCCGCCACAGCCTGTTCTGGATAGCTATAATGGGCGGGATTATCTGGGTCTATACGCCCAAGAATACCAGCATCAACAAGTTTTTCTTTATGGTTTATTGTCCAATCATCAAACTCTGATTTAATAATTGATTTTGGGTCTGCTAGTGCTAGATCAAATGAACGACATAGCAGAGCATCGTCTTCTTTATCAAATGCAGTCGTACTACCATCAAGATGAATATCACCATCTTCATCAAACAGCACTATATTTCTTGAAGAACCGCCGGAAATTGTTTTTCTCCAAGCAAAAAGAGCAACATTAGCATCGTGAGCATTAGAATCTGCTGTAATTACAGCACGAACATTGTATGGACATACCGCCGTATTACTTGCCGCAGCATCCTGCTGGGTGTCATGAACTACATCAAGCCATAAAGCAATAATGTTTTCCGTATTGGTATTCACAGTCAATCCGCCATCAGTCCCACTATATTTTTTAAAAAATGTATATGTATCTGCTTCAGTAGTACCAGTATTGCTATGAGCAACATCAGAAGATTTTAGCGAAAGGATTTCATTATCTGCTGCCCCTTGATTTAATGTAAGGCCAGTAGTTATCTGACCATTTGCTGTATCTCCAATGAATACCTCACCTGCTGTTGCTACAGTTATATCATTTGCTACAGTTACAGAGGTGGCAAAATCAACAACAGTTGTGCCAGTTGCAACTTTAAGTATATTGGTATCTGCATCATTCTTGATTGTTATATCGTTAGTAGAACCTTGTCCTGTTAGGATAAGACCTTCTGATGCTGTATATCCTATAGCTGCATCATCTCCAGCAGCAGTATCTCCAGTAGCATTTAAAGTAAGACCAGTAACGTCACTTGAGAATATACCAGTAGTACCAGTTAAAGCTTGTGCAGCTATAGTACTTCCTGATTTTGCAGTAAAAGTATTAGCAGTAAATTGAAAGTCATCAGCACCCGCAATTTCTATATCAATGGTATCATCTGTATCTGCTGTAATTGACGTATCAGCATCAGCATCAAGAATAAACTTCTGACCATTAATGTCTAAATTAGCAAGTTCAGACGATGGAGCAGTTCCAATATAAGGCATTATGTTATCTCCATAATTGACAGAACTACATCAACGGCACCGCTACCTGTAACGGACAATGTATCCGTAGTTTCCATTACAACCTTATTTCCTGATAGTAACTCCAAGGAACTGTTGCCGGGAATAGGTGTAGTAGTTAATAACTCAACATCTTGGTTAGTTTCATTATTAGCTCCTGCTCTATTAGCAGTATCTGTTCCAAGAGTAATTGTAGCATTAATAGAACTACTAGTTGTATTGCCTATTATAAGTCCTAGTACAACCGTGGTGGTGCTACCTGCAACAGTGTATATTACATCTGCTGATGTCACTCCTGCCTTAGTTACGACTTTAAATGTATTAGCCATGTCTTCCTTCCTTTACATCAGCCCAAAGCAATCGCGAGTGCTGTCGCGTTCCCGCCAGTATATGTATTAATATCAGAAGCGGGAATTTGCTTTGTCGTTGTACCATCAACCACAATAAAAGCGTCAGCATCTGCTATTGTAATCGAAGATGTAGATTTTGCAGAACCATCTAGTAGATTCAATTCAGCAGTTGTAACCCCTGCGCCATCAAGTATCTCTAATTCCGCCTCGGTAATTGCCGCTGAACCAATAGTGAAGCCAGTGGCGGTTACAACTCCGGCGGAAGTTACATTAGCTCCGCTGAATGTTAGTGCAGTAGTCGTACCAGATTTAATAATCAAATCACCGCTGGTATTCGTAGCTGAACCGAAGGTGGTGCTATCAGACTTGAAAAATACATCCCCTCCAGAGGCATTAAGATCAATATCACCAGAAGAATCCAATGTTATCGTTGTACCATCTGCTTCAAACGTGCCATCAGCAGTTATAGTGATATTTGCAGCGGCGGCGGCGGCGTCAGTTGTAACAATGGATAGAGTTCCATCAGTACCAGCAGTGAACACAGCGGTATCACTGGCAGAACCCGTCATAGTAATAACTTTACCATCGACGGCCACGTCATCGACAGTAAGGGCGGTTAAAGTTCCTAGTGAAGTAATATTAGTTTGGGCAGCCGTAGTAACGGTAGCAGCAGTACCGCTAGCATTACCTGTTACATTGCCAACAAATGCTGTAGATGTAATTGATGTAGCACCTGTCACAACGCCAGCATCTATACTAATTGTGCCATCCAATAAAATTGCAGAACCAGAAGCAGGTTCAATATTAATTGCCGCACCAGAATCTAAAGTTAAAACTCCTGCCGAATCAATATCTACTGTACCGTCTGCTGTAATTTGAATATTAGCAGCGGCAGCGGCAGCGTCAGTTGTAACAATAGACAAAGTCCCATTAGTACCGGCAGTGAATACAGCAGTATCACTGGCAGAACCTGTCATGGTGATGACTTTACCATCGACGGCCACGTCATCAGCCGTTAAAGACCCACCAGTAATAGCCCCTGTTGTGGTAATGGTGCTAGACCCGGTGTCAATAGTGCCAAAACCGCTAGTAATTGACCCTGAATTCAACGCACCAACAGATGTTACACTAAGAGTATCTAGGACACTTTCAAAATAAGTTTCAAAAGCCGTAAGCGCCACCTGCTTCATAGTGCCGTCATCATTCACAACGATACGGTCAGCATCGGCAAGCGTTACAGAACTAGCGGCAGTACCGCCATCCATGATGTTAAGTTCTGCGGCTGTGCTGGCCACGAGTGTACCGCCCAGTTTTAGCCCATTACTCCCATCATGAGAGGCAACATCAAAATCATTAGTGCCGTCAGCAATAGTTACATCACCAGTGATGAGGAGCGTATCCGTCCCATCCTCGTCATACTCCATACTGACATCTTGGCCGGTGCCAAACTTGATCTTCTTATCGTCTGCAATGAAGATATCACCCCATTCCAGACTCGTAGTTCCTAGATCCGCGCCCCCGGAAGCATCAGGCACAACCGCCGTAGTAGCTGTGATCGTCGTACCTTGCAGAGTAGAAGAGCCTGTAATAGCACCAGCTACGGTCAACGCCCCCGCAACATGATTAACGCCCTCTACAACATTTGTACCATCACAGTACAACCACATGGATTTACCAGTAGGAACAGCAATTCCCGTCCCACCGGATGTCTTTAGCGTGACCGTCTGGGCAGTTCCGTTTTTTATGAGGTAAGTTTTGGTCAACGTGGGGCAGACAAGATTAGCCGCACCCGAAAGAGAGGTTGAACTATCTGTAAGATTTAAGATAGCTGCTCGGGCTTCCGCAGTGGTACCATCAGCTGTAGACAAGGTAGCCGCGTTACCGCTCCAAGTATTTATGGTTTTAAGTCCCGCAACAGCTTCCTCGACCATATTAGTGATATTTTCATTAATCACAGTTCCCCAAGTACCACTTAACTCGCCTTGGGTAGGGAGTGCTAGTTTTAGGAGTGTGCTATATGCTGTTGCCATTTACAAAACCTCATGAATAACTAAGCCACAATAACTATAGCATTTGTTGCGGACGGAGCGGGCCAACTAATTGTAAAATTCCCAGAGCTAGACTCTAAATCTCCTCCGAAATCAATCACTGCCACCGATGGATTACCTGATGCAGATTTATAAATCAACGCCCCTCTTGCGGTGATGGAAGATGAACTCCAAGTTACATCTGTGAAGTCCACATAAGCTACTGTACCAGAAGATGTGACCCCGGATGCTACAGGGAGGGTGGCACCACCAGCAGTATACCCCGTACCGGAAACCTCATTGGTTGTACTATATGCTGTAGTAGAGGCCCCCAAAGTAGCACTAGATGTATACAGAGCAATCTTAAACGTCTGAGACGTATCACTACTAAAGTCCATTTCGCCGCCTAGAAGGGCCGCTTTAAAGGAGGTACAGACAGTTTGAGTAATAGCCATAACCTACCCCTAGGACACAGGCGACTTTAATTGCCCGGAACGGTAGGAATCCTGCCGCAATTTCCCATCACCAACCCGCTGCAGCAACCCTATAGCCAACAAATAATGTTTTTCATACATAGCTACTACATCTGCTTCGCCCTTCATGAAGCGTACTGCTTCCATGAGAGTGCCATTTAGCAGCGCGGTATCGAAGTTATCCCCTAGATATGTGCCTCCTGCTGTCACTATAGATGTAGGATACTTAACGTATACATGTTCTATTTCATAATTTTCGTCTGGAGTAGGTGCTAGCAGAAACCTTACATTAGATCCTACAGTACTATGATAGGCATAAAATTTAGGTAATCCTTGCGTAGCACTAGTATGTACAGGATAGGCGTCATGTAGAAAATTAGCATCCTTGTTTAACAGGTAATAAGTCGTACTACTGCTAAGTATCGCCAAACTATGAGTGTACAGGTAATCATCAGGAGTAGTATAGAATTTATTAGTGGCAGTTAACGGCCCTGCATCCACATTACGCATAGCTGGCAACTCAACAGAATTGTATATTTTCTGTTCCGCCTGTTGCGCAAACAAAGCATGTTGGGCTGCTGTAAACGTCTGTTCACAGATATCCTCAACGTTTGTTTTCAGGGTAGTGTAGTTCATGACTTACGCCATAGGCCCCCGTGCCCATAGTCCCTTCGTAGCTGCACCGGTACCGCGAACCTTAATCTTGCGCTTTTTTACCCTACCGCCCGCATGATATTCCACCTCAACACCTTGCCTTTTGGCTGTTGCCTTGGCTGCGGCTCGTCCCGGTGCATCGTAACTAAAATGTTGATCTCCGACTTTAGGCATCTTATTTCTCCTATGAAGTTGTTACTGTAACCTGCCCTAAAAATATGGTGGCGACAAAAGATAACTTAGCATCATTTGAACCCGAATATACTTGTTCTCTACTTTCTGCGTACCCTGCATAGTCCACCCTAGGATCTCGCACTGCTTGCGGGTCATGAACAGGATACATTCCAAGTTTAAGTTGCGGATGATCTGAACTCCAGCACTCAGGACACGCTTTTATATTGGTATCTTTACCCTTCTTAAATACATTACGTAACTCCCGCAACTTATACCTAAATCCGCATATATCACATTCTGCTATGGCATTTTTGCCCGATGAAAATCGGTCTGCCATCGTTAAATACTACTTATCCGCGGCACAAACCGGGCTGATACTTTCTCACGATCCTCATCAGCAGCCAGAGAATATTGTTCTTCGTACATCCCTTTCAGCATCTGAACACGCTCTGCAAGTTCAGGAACCTTTACGGCAATGTGATACGCCAATCCTGCAACCAGGGCAGGTAAGAAACGGAAGCTCATATCCGCAGTTTCTACCCCGTTACCGGCATCCTGTACCCGCCGCATACGCCAATAAACAAATATATAAGAGCCATCACTCGGGACAGGCCAAACATTAATCCTGGGCTGGGTCGTTAATCGTTCGATCCATACCTGAATTGGCCTACCAGTCGTTAACTTGTTAGGGATTGCTGCGTAAGTACTCACGCTTATACGACTTATAGTAAGATCAGACTGCGTAGCAGCATTACCAGAATTGGTGCGAATTACATGATCAAGGAGGTCTATCGTATCTGCAGGAAGATTATACTGGGAAGTATCAGCAACGAGGGACACCGTACCGCTATCAATAGTCCACATATTGATGCCGCGGTTTTGCCACTCAATGGTCATCAAATTCATGGATCTGCGGGCAGTAGCCAGATCATATCCCGAACGCATCTCTCTTCCAGCACGTTCCCACGCCTCCTCCGCAATCTCCGCGAAGTCCAGATCAAATGCGGTAGTACCGGACGTGGCCATTTATTTTTCCCTTGTTAGCCCTTCATTTTGACCATTTTGGCCTTGCGAACACCTTTTTTGACCTTACCGGCCCCACGAATCTTACCAGATGCCTTAACTCGTTTACCTGAAGAATACCCGCGTACCCTACCGCCCTTTTTTGCGACTCTAGGGATTCTTTTCCCAGTCCTATCCGTATTCCAAGGAAGCTTTTCAGAACCAGGAATTTTAACCGCTGCT